ATGTTCGTACCAATCCCGTTGTAACGGGCGAGGATCTGAAAGGATATGATCATGGTATCTTTCAGCTTGCTACGCACAACATTCCTGCTGGAATGCTTAACGGCACGTTGGGCGAGTTGTTCGTTGTGTATAAGGTTGTACTCCGCAAACCCAAGCTTGTGACTTCTCGTGGCCTTGCCATTACGAGGGCTCTTTTTGTCAGTGGCAATGGCACTGAGTCTGCTACGCAGATTATGGGCACTCAAGCTGGTTTGCTAACCGGGCAACAGAATAACTTGAAGGTTGCTTTGGACCTGTCTGTTGCGAACACGATCAAGCTTACGTTTCCTGCATATTACGCTGGTAATGTCGAAATCAAGATCTTTATTGAAGGTACATCGATGGCAGGGAACGTTCTGAATGGTGGCTCGAACACGGGCAATATTGTTGCTATTGCGGATATGTATGCAGTTGGTGGTGCGACGGATTCGCCAGCTTCTGCGCATAATTTGACCACAACAACTAGTGCAATGGGTCTTATTCATTACAAGTTCTCCCCAGCTACCAACGCTGTGAACAATGTTGTTACTATCACGAGCAATATCACTGGTACGGTTACTCAAGGTGTGATCGATATCACTGAATACAACACTGCGTTCAATAACGCCAATAATGCGCCCATTTTGATTAACAACGCAGGTGTTGTTGTTGTTCCTTAGGATGTTCCACCGTGGTGGACTGTTGAAACTGTTTTATTGAGTAACGTGGAGCAATATTTGCTTTGGATTAGGTTTATCGAAACCGCTTGTTGTTGTAAACCCTAATAGGGTTTCTTTTGCTTCCAATTAGGTCAACTCTGCTTCCAATTAGGGTAATGCTTCCCATTGGAGCTGTTATGGGTTAGGTGAATTTAACCCATTAGATCGCGTCTCGCGTGTTATTCGGGTTGTGTAGTATTGATTTTTTTTTTATAATCAATTAACGAACAAATGCTTCCCATTGCAGCTGTCATGGGTTAGGTGACCGTAGGATTTACATAGTGTAATTGTTTTCAAGTTTTTTGAAAAAAAACGGCGGCCGGTAACGGCACTCAGAAGTGAGAGCTAGTATTACCTCTCACTTCTGAGTGCCACTTAGGTTATGGCACTCACAGGAACATAGGAATGTTCCTGGAAGTTGCCAGGAACATGCGTATTCAGACGCATGTTCCTGGCGTTAACCCTAGGTGTTCCTGGCGCCAACCCTAATTGGTTGGGTCCGCATCCAGGAACATGTGGAGGTCTCGAAAACTGCATCATTAAATTTCGCGGCGCCACTGTGGGATTTGGGTCCCCATGGCTCGTTCGCGAAATTGGGTGTTTACTCTGAATAATTATACAGAGGAACAGTTGGACGCCCTTCGCACTATCGTCGATCGTGGTGTAGCCAAATATATTGGCTTTCAACCCGAGCGCGGTGCGAATGGAACCCCTCATTTGCAGGGATGCGTCGTGTTCGGGACCTCCATCACCCTTGGAGCGGCCAAGGCCCGTATGCCCGGTCAGCCGCATCTTGAGCGAATGCTCGGAACTTTTGAGCAGGCTAGAGACTATTGTCGAAAGGTCGACTCCCGAGACGGAGCTGCTGGATTCGGTTTTGGCGAGTTTGGAGATCCGCCCCTCGGACAGGGAACTCGAACAGATTTTGAGCATGCCCGTGATGTCCTCCGGGACGGAGGCAACATGCGGGACCTTGCCGAGTCCCATCCGAGTTTGGTCATCCGATACGGGCGGGGGTTGCAGTCAATGCAATCCCTTTTTGCGAGCCCCCGTGATCCAGCCCAGGGCCCTGCCGTTAAATGGTTCTGGGGACCGACAGGCAGTGGAAAGAGCCGAGCTGCGTTTGAGGAGGCTGGGGATCACGCGTATTACAAGATGCCGGGCAACAAGTGGTGGGATGGATATGAGCAACAACCCGTGGTTGTCATCGACGATTACCGACGGGACATGTGCACCTTTAGCGAGCTGTTGCGGTTGCTCGACCGATATCCCCACCGAGTTGAAATGAAAGGGGCTAGTATTCAGTTTTCGTCAACGACTATCATCATTACTTCTCCCAAGGACCCCGCCTGCACATGGGAGGGCAGGAGCGATGAGGACATTGCGCAGCTTGTTCGTCGCGTTACGGAAGTTCGTCACTTTCCTGGGGAGGTAGTGATGTTTCCGATTTTTGAGGGTAATGTTGGCAATCATTAATTATAAATTAATTGTTTGCGCTAGAATATCTGTTATGTGTGCATTAATTGCCCATTTCATGAATTTAACATCGTTGTCCATTTCTTGGTATTTGAGGTACATAGCCGTTGAAAGTAATTGGCATGCTCCGAATTTGATATCAGCTTGACTGTGTATAGCAACTGATCTTGTTTGTAGCGGTCTAATGCCCGGCCTGTTGTCCCAACCGTCGTTGTTTTGCATGCCTTTGTTGTCATCGTTTACGTTGTATATTACGTCTGGTTGACCGTTGGTGACGACTACGAAGCAAGCATGAGCTGGTTTGGATGTGTCTAGCGAAGTAGCGAGCACGTATACTCCAGTTTTGGTGAAAGCTCCCTTGTGGGCTTTCATTCTAACTGATTTGATGAAATCAGCGTTCGCATCGTCGAACCTCGAAGTTTGGTGTGCTCGCTTAGCTGATTTATGATACGCCGCTTTGTAGGCGGCCGTTTGTCGACGCGAACCCATTGCAAAATAATGATGTTGATTTGCATTTATTGTGGATTGACACCCAGGAATATTATTGCAACCCTAGGTGTTCCTGTCGCCAACCCTAATTCATTTGGTACCGATATCCAGGAACATTGTTTGGGTCTTTTTAAGAACTTGCGAGGTCGTCATTATTTCACCCGGCGCGTTCCGAGGATGTCTGATCCCATTGTTGTAACTGATTTTGTTCCCGGAACTATGGAGGTTACCGGTACTGGCAAGTCGATTCGGTTTGAGGAATCGGAGCCGTTGGAGTCTCCTCCGGAACGCGAGCGTGTTGGGCTTGGATTTGCGCAAGAGTCTCAGCAGTTTCCTGTGAACATGCAAGCCGTTGTCGACGAAGAGACGTTGGGTCGTATGCAGGCTGCGCAGGCTGCTCCCAAGAAGCGGAGGCGGTCGCCTGCGCAGACTCGTTTGTTGGCATGTGATATCCAGCGCATTTTACATGTTTTGCACAATCTTGAGAATCAAGTTGAGGACATTTATTATGTTTTGCAGGAGTTGGGTGTTCACAAGCGTGCTTGTGTTGGCGATGAGTCTATGTCCGATGAAGGCGAGGATTTTTAATTTGGATCTAAGTAAAATTGTATTTTACATCATTATTTTATTGGGCGCGTAAACAGTGTTCGTGACATAATCATGTCGTCTACTGGTGCTGGGAACAAGCGCAAGTATAATTCGTCTATGACGAAGAGTCAGCTTGCAGCTATGATAGGTGCACGTACACAAGCTAAGTGGCCTCGTTCCAGTTATGGTACGATGTACGTGAAGCGTGGTACTCCAATGAATGTATCCGAGTTTGGTCCTACGTTTGCAGCTGCTAACGCTACGCAGCGTGTTCAGCGCCGCACGTATGGATATACTGGACGTGGTTTATACGACGGACGCGGTATGTACACCGGTCGCGGAGGTGTGTTTTCCGATATTGGTGGGAAACTTGGTGACCTATTTGGAAAAGGATATGGAGACATGGGAAAGGCTGGACGGAACATTGGTGGTGTAGTTGATCTTGCTTTGCCAATGTTTGGCGGGCGTGGTTTGTACACAGGCCGTGGTGCTGTTTCGGCACCTAAAATGAACGAAATTATGATGGGCTCTGCTCAGCGTTCCGCAAAGATTGACAGTGTTGCTGACGAGACTGGTTCTATCTGCATTTCTAATCGTGAGTATGTTGGTGACATCTTTGCACCATCCGTTACCGGAGGTTTTGATGTGCAGCAGTTCCCTTTGAATCCTGGTTTGGAACAATCGTTTCCTTGGTTGGCGCAGCTTGCTGCCAATTATGAGGAATACGAGTTTATTCAGCTTGTTTATGAGTTCAAGTCTTGCATCCAAGACGTGAATAGTGCTAACGGTCAAGTTGGCACGATTATTTGCGCAACTGATTATAATGCATCGCATGGTCCGTTTACGGACAAGCCTTCCATGGTTAACGCTTATGGCGTTATTTCAAGCAAAACAACTGATGATATTATTGCTGGTGTTGAATGTGATCCCAAGAAGTTGTCCGGATCTGCTGGCAGTTATGTTCGTACCAATCCCGTTGTAACGGGCGAGGATCTGAAAGGATATGATCATGGTATCTTTCAGCTTGCTACGCACAACATTCCTGCTGGAATGCTTAACGGCACGTTGGGCGAGTTGTT